AAAATAATTTTAAAATAATTTTAATAGAATTATTAATAGATACAAATTCTAAAAATAGAGGACACAGAAATAATTTATTAAATCCTAATAATAAATTTATATCAGTGCATGTAAATGAGGGAATATATGTTCAAAATTTTGCTTACTAAATATTATGGGTTAAAAAACAGGACATTGTACTGGATTTCCATTTATTTTTAGTTTTTTACATTTGAATTGATGTGTTTTTTGATTTTCTCCTGATCCACCACCTGTAATTTTAGTAGTAGGGAGTGCTTTAGATATTAAAGTATATTCTATATCTGTTACTATTTTTGTAGTGGGGCCAGGTTCGGGGATAATAGGAGTTACTTTAAAATCTATAATAACTTTAACATATCTGTATTTTTGGGTTGTTTTTCTTAATTGGTCTAATTCACGGGGGTCGTTACTTGCTTTTTCAAAAGCACCAGTTGATGTTTTAGAGTCTTCTTTTCCTTGTTCAACTTTTAGTATAGGTTCATCTATTACACTAGAATCAACTCCATTTTGAGATATGAATTCTATTATAGAATTTGCTCTTCTTTTTGCTAACTCTTGATTACTCATTTCTATACGCTCAGCATCTGTGGAAGATTCAACAATAACTCGAGTAATTTCCCCATTTAAGTTGGAAATACTATCTATTACTTTTTTTAATTCATTTTTAACTAAATTGCTAGGAGTATATTGGGCTGTTTGGAAAGCATTGCTTCCATATTTTAAATCTAAAGACCCATTCATTTCAACTTTAGCTCCTTTTGGTATAATATTAACAGTATCTTTTTTTACATTAACTCCAGCAATTGAATACCCTTTTTTTAGTTTAGTTTGTGCTAATTTTTTACTTTTTGTTTTAAATACTCTAAGATCCTCAGCATCTATTTTTTTTAATTTTTGAAAATTTTCTTCACTTAATTTAAAATCAGCTGCGTTTAGCTCTTCTTTAAATTTATTAGGATCTGATTTGATTGTTTGGATTAATCTTTCAGCATTTTGTATATCAGATTCGCTGGCTACTCTTTGGGTTTGACCAATACCTGCTATGGAACCTAGAGTCATTAATCCTGCTAAAGCCCAATTAGCTAATTTACCTTCTTCTAGTAATTCTTCAGCTAGTTTTTCTTCATTTAGTATTTCTTCAACCAATGTTGCTTTAATTTCTTTTTGAATTAATTTTCTAAGTGTTATTTCTTCCATTTTAGGTATTTTTAATAAATATTATTTATTTTTAGGTTCAAACCAGTTTGAACAATAGTTTTTTAAATTTTCTTTAGAAACCGGTTCTCTAGTTTCAGGGTCTAATAAGTAATGTGTTTTCATATACTCTTGATAATTAGTACTACCGCATGTGTATCTACTTTCATCTTTATTATAGTTTAAATATTTGCAAACATGACAGCCAAATCCTACAGATGAATACATGTATGGAGGAAGTTCTTCCGAAGAATGTTCTTTAAGTAAATCTATTAATTTAATCATTTTGTTTTACCCCATTTTTTACCTTTACCAGGTGTTTTACATTGAGCCGGTGTAGGACGACATGATGGATATTTTGAACGTTTTTCGCCTTTTTTTCTACCACATGCTTTACATTTACCATCTTTACAAGTGTTACAATCAACCCACCCACCTTCTTTACCTGATGGGCCTTGGCGTTTGAACCATTTACGAAGTGATTCGTCTTCTTGAATAATTTCTTGAATAATTTCTTTTAATGTTTCAAAAGTTTGATTATATCTAAATTCATAACTATCTATTAGTTGATTTAATTTATTTATTATAAGTTGTTCTTCATTTAATGTTGTTGTAGATTCTATAGTTTGTAAAAATAAAGGAACTATAGAAGATATAACCCATTTATCTTTAGGATAATTGTCTAATATATAGCGTGTTGTATTATCTAAACGTTTTCCTATTTTAATCAAAGGAGTCATTTTTGATATTTTTGTTGTTCTTTTTTAAATAAATTATCGTTTCGTAAAATATTATTTAAACGATCACATTCATCTAAAAATACTTGAACTTTTGGGGATACAACAGTTGAATCTTCTTTTAATGATTTTTTAGATTCAAGTTTTTTTAAATATTTTTCTATTGGACCCATAATTATTATTTTAAATCTTTCCAAATATCACCCTTACGACATCTAACAATGGCTCCTGATTTGTAAGCGGATGGTTTATCGTATTTGCGATCGGCAATGCGCTTACAGCGATCTGCTTTTTTCTTTTCTTCAGCTAGTTCAGATTCAATGTCGTAATTTTTGAGAAATTGACCCTTAGGTGTAGGAGCCAATTTAACACCTTTTTTATTTATTATTTCTCTTATTAAATCTTTTAATTTAGACATTTTGAATTTATATAATATTATCCAAAATATGTTTGCTCATAATACAATACTTCAAAATTATTTTCTACATTTACTAATTCAGCAGCATTTAATAAAGTAGCGTATTCAGCTACGGATGTTCTTTGGATGATTCTTAATTCTTGTAAAAAATCAAATGTAGCTAAATCTGCTTCAAAAACAAAAGATGAATTTGAATTGTATGCATTGAATAAATTGAATTCCATATCATATGCTTTATTCACAATATCAATAAGATTAACAAACGATGGAATCATTTTTACAGGAGGTATTACCGGTATTGCATTCCAGTCTGTTAGATATTTCTGAAGTTTTTCAGCGTGAGTTAATTCACTGGCGGCTTCTGCTGTAAAATAAGCTGCTGCTTTTAAATATCCTTTATCTTCACACCAATTAGCAGCATTTCTGTAGAAATAATGTGCTGTATATTCATCACCTGTTCTTTCAATAAGAATTTTAATTATTTCAGGAGATAAAGTATGAGGAATTCTAATTTCTGAACGTGATGCTGGTTGGATTTCGTTTAAATTATTTAGTTTGTTTGACATTTATTTTATTTTTTCTTAGTTATCAATCGTTGTATATTATCAGGGAGATTTTTTTGTTTTCCTTTTAATTTAGGATCGTCATCATATTTTTTAGTAAATTCCATCTTTTCATCCAAATTTGAGCTTTCATAATTAATTAAAAAATTATATACTTCTTCAACATCGTCTTTTGAAGTAGCAATGTGATCATTTGCCCAATCGTGTCCATTAGATAAAACCATATTAACCACATTTTCATCCATCTTAAGTAATTCATCAACTGTTCTTTTGATAGTTTTAAGATTTTGAAAGAACATATAATTATTCAATTCTTCTTTAATTATTTGTTTTAATTGAGATTTATTCATAATTGTAAATTTTACCAATAACCACTAAATGTTGATTTTAATCCTAATAATTTAGCATAACGTGGAAGTCTACAACTCCAGTATGATGCTTTTGTTTTATCTTTTTTATTAGCACAATCGTGTCTTTTAGCAAATGCTTGACGTGCTTTAGAATTGTTTATTTTTGCTGAAAGTCCAGTTGTATCTCCAAAACTAACTTTTTTAATTTTTTTGGTTTTAGGATTACGCACATAAACATAGAATTTTTTAGACCCACCACGTTTTGGTTTATTTAAAGGAGGATTTTTTTTCTTTTTATCAACTTCAGTTAAGTTTTCTTTTTTATATACTTCAATTTCTCTATTTTCATCATCAAAATCCATCTCATATTTTGAAGTATCTAAACTATTGTATATTAGAGCTCTAAACAGGCGATATCTAGCCGCATTTAATGCTTTAAAATAGAATGAACCGTATTTAGGTAATATTACTTTAACAAGTATCCTACCAAAAGTATTCATTACTTTTTCATCTTCGTATTTGCGTGATATATCATCTGTTGTCCATTCTTGAGTAGAGGGATTAAACCATAATAATTTAACACTATTTCCTTTAAAAAATTGAAGTTTTCTTTTAATCCCGTGTTTATCAGTAAATATAAAATTATTACTTACTCCATCAGATTCGACATCCTTTACAGGATATGAGTTTTCTATATTTACCGATTCGTAAACTTTACCATATATTTCAATATCTTCTAAAATAGGTTCATATGGATTTTTATATTCTAAAGGTAAATCTAAAGGAACTAGTTTTCCTTCAAACATTCCCCATTCACCTAAATTAGTTTCAGTAATTATTTCTTTATCATCTTCAGATAAATGAATAAATTCACGAACATATAGATGTCTTGCTTCTTTCCATAAATCTAAAAAAGCTTGTGAACCATATCTAAATGTATTTTCAGTAAGCGATTTTTTATTGTCTATATGGTATTTAAGATTATTGGATATGGGTTTGGGTGAAATTAAATTTTCATTTAATATAGGACCCTTATTTCCAACATTTTCACAGGTATTACAACCACACGAACATGATTTAGAAGGCAAATGATATCCTTCAATTAAATTTTCTATGATAGATTTTATACGTGGTTTCATGGTGATACATATTATCAATTTTTGCTATGATATTTAAAATCACCTGATTTTAATCGAAGAAGTTGTTCGTATTGTCTACGAGTTGCAAAATTATTTTGTTTTTTAATTGTATTAATTAAGGATTGAAAAAAATTTCTGTTAGAAATAGATAAACCATTAGTTATATTAAGCATTTGTTGATAATAGTTTATATTTTTTATTTCAATTTTATCTGTATTTTCGGAGAGTAGATCTATAAGTTTTATCATGGTGATTCTTTAAAGAATTTTTCATAAGATTTTTCAGGAACTGTATGGTATTTGTTGCAGTCTTTACATTTGAGTTGCAAACGGGTTATTCCTGTAGCTGTTGTTCTTTTAGATGCTTTTGCAAGATGAAGTCCACCACATTCAGGGCATGAGTATTTTCCCTTTCCTATTAGGGCCCCAAAATGAGTTTTATTGGGTAAATGTAAAGACATTATTTTATAAATTTTTTCTAAAATATTTATATCACCTTTACAATATTCAACCATCTTTTTAAGGGCTGTTTTATTATTATCTAAAACAATACTTTTCCATAAATCATAGTTAGTAGTTATTTTGCCTCCTACACCTAAAAATTTTGAAATATAGTCTAATCTGTTACTATTGAATTTGAATTTTCTTCTAGCATGGTTTAAAGTATCTATTGTTGTATAATTAGGAAACATATCTAACCTATGATATAAACAACGAGTACGAATCCAAGGAAGATCAAATCTATCACCATTGTGGGCTACAAGTTCATCAGCTGTGTTAGCTATGGAAATAAAATCTTTTAATAGTTTTTTATCATCTTGATTGTTATCCCAGGTTAAAGAATAAATAGTTTTTTCACCTTCCCATTTATAACATATGCAGATAATTGCTCTTTCTTTGATTATACTATCATAACCTATGTTAACTTTGTGACCAGCTTGCCAAAAAAAACCAATATTAGGACTAGTTTCAATATCAAAGTATAAACGTTTTATTTTTTTCATAAATTTAGTTAAGAATTATCAATCAATGTATAAAGAAAAATTAATAATCCAAATTTTTTATTAATAATTTTAAACAGTCGGTATTTCTTCAGCTGGGGGTGTTTCTTCAGTTGGAGGAATTTCTGTAGGTATTTCTTCAGTTGGCTTTTCCGGGGTTGTTGGAGATGAAGAGGAGGATACTTTTCCATATTTTAGGATTCTAGATATAGCTTCTGCTGCTAATTCAGCATCTCTTAGTTCTAATAAATAGTATTTTTTTCCCTCTATCTGAGCAATCCAACTCCTTTCAGAATAAATTAAAAAGAAATGTTGTCCATTGATTAGCATTAATTTAAATGTAGTGGGTTTAGGAGCAACCCAAAATATATCTTTTAAAAATAATTCAAAATCATTAGTCATCAAATCAACTAATACATTTATCAATTCAGGAAATTTAACTATTAGATCAAATTTAGAAATTTGAGTTTTAATAGGTAGTTTTTCTTCAGGAGTTGGTTCTTGAGATTTATTTTTAAAAGTATCTTTAACTAATCTTTTAATTATGTTTTTTAACTCAAGCTTAGTCATTTATTAAATATTTTGTTTAATAATTTTATTAATATAGTTTTTAAGCTCAGTTAAATTTGATTTTTCATCTGTTACAATATGAGCTCTAGTAAAATATGTAATAGTATTTCCTATTTGAGTTACTAATTTTTCATCATTCATTTCTTTAGCAGCGTCATATGCGGCTTTTAAAGCACTTTGCAATTTAGTAATTTTAGGATCTACCCCAAAATCATCAGAAGGAATATTATCATCAACAGGAACTTCTTCAGTTTCTTCATCTTTAATTTCTACTTCAGGAGTTTCTTCTGTTTCTTCTTTTTTCTTTTTTTCGTTTAAAGTAGATAATATTTCTTCTCTAATTTGTCTTTTTAACTCAGATTTTTTCATATTGGTTGGTATTAATGTTGTATTTAAAATTTGATTTAATATTAGTTAAATTATTTATTACTAGTAGGTTATCGTCTTGAGGTAAACCATCCTTTAAAGCTTTATCTATAGCTTTTAAATCACTTGTAGCTTTTACTTCTATATTATCATTATTACTAACAACAGTATAAGAATAAAGTAATTTATTAGGAGAATCTGAGTATTCAATACCTGATTTGGAAGCTAGATTAGATATAGCTGTTCTATAAGGATCTTGTTCTATTTCGTTTATATATCTGTCTCTATTCCATTTATGTATGTTAAAATTATCTTCCATTTATTTTATTTTTGTTTTAATAAGTATTGGGAAAGTATTCCTCCTATGATTCCTAATTTCTGACGTATAAATATGTATTGATCTTTGTTAAGAGCTATAGGGTTTTTAAATTCTAAAGCCATTATTCCTATAAATCTATCTTCTGTGTCTTTAATAGAAAACATCTCCATTGAATTTATTTCTTGATTTTTAGAAAAAAAGTTAAAATCATATATTTTATCTTTGGATAAAGATAATTCTTGTTCTTTATAAATCTTAGATAAACATTTAGGGAATAAAGAAACAGGAATATTTTGAAAAGTATCCATCATTGAATCTGTTTCTAAAGTAGTTCTTTCATGAAAAATAGAGAATTTCTGGATTGATTTTCCTGTAGGGTAAAAATGTCCACCATTGTGGAACATAGCTATCCAAATTCTGTCACCTTCTAATTCATTTAGAATAATTTCTAATTGGTGATTTATATCTTCATTATGCTTGATAGCTTCATTCAGAGGATCTGTCTTTTTGTTTACTATCTTATTTTTAAACCATTCTACTACAATGGGGCTTATTAAAGTAGTAATAACAGCTATTGATACAGGTAACAAATATTCCATATTATTTTTTAAGTCTTTTAAGAAATTCTATAGATTCTTCTATATTTTTTTCAACTTGTTGTTTATTATTTCCTACCCATCGTTCTATAACTCCATTTTCGGTAATATAAGAAGAATTAGATTCTTTAAGTTCATCCTGAATCCAATTTTGGAATTCTTTAATTAAATTATCTATATGGTCATTATGGATTGATTTTTCATAACTATCCCATTTACCTTCTGCTTTTAATTTGGTTTCAAATTCTATAACACAGTTAAAGCATTTTTTATGTATATTGTAAAATGGTTTATCATTACGATTTTTCATTAACTTATTACAACAAGGACAAAATAAAGGAAGTAAATTTGTTTCTTTAGCTTTATCTAATTTAGTAATATTTTGTTTTATACCATTTTTAATAGTCCATTTTCTTCCATCTTCTTCCCATATATCTCCTTCACTATGGTCTTCGTGTTTTTTAGTGTAGCCAATACCCGTTGAAGTTTTTTCTCCATATTTACCTTGAACAAGATTACGAAGACGTTGAACATCTTTTTTATTGAATTCTTTATTTAAAACGGTATCTTTCATTTTTTAAAATTTCTTTAACAACAGATTTTACTTTAAAAATATCTTCATTAATTTCTATTTCATCTATTTTGTAATCAATATTAGCATTATCCAGTACTGTTTTAATTACCGATTTAGTAAATTTTTGATTTACATTTTGTTTTGAAGGAAAAACAAGATAATTATCAACAACATAAAATTTCAGTAAATTAGGTTTAGATTTATAGGATTTAATAAAATCATCAATAGATTGTTTTGTCCTAATTGGGAAAGGAAATCCTCTTTTTTTTTCTAAAGATTTTTTTGTTTGAGGAGAAGATGGACCAAAATGGTTTTCAATAGCTTTTTGTAAATCAACTTGAGTACTTCTCATAGTAGATATATATGAACCATAATTATCTATATTTTCAAAAGCTTTTTCAGTATCTTCAACAGAAGCATTTAATGGAATAACAGATATGTTATATTCTGTTTTTTCATTTGAAAAATATTCATTATCTTCTATTTCATAAAAGTTTCTCATTATATTTTATTATTTGTTATAAATATAAACATATTAAAATTTTATTCAAAAACCAAGACTAATTTTTAAGTGAATCCTCCCAATTTCTAAATACCATGTTTCCTTTTTCATATGCTTCTCGTTCTAATTCTTGAAGAGGTCCATCTTCATTAGTATTATTAGTGTTGATTCCTTTTAATCTTCCTTCATTATCTTGCTGTCTGTGAATCATTTCATGTGAATATGAACGTAATATATCTTTTGGGTGGCGATTTAAAGTATACAATGTGATTGAACAATCATTAGGATCATAATGTGCTGTTCTTCCTAATATATTAGAAGCATTTTCTTGATCGTTATTTATAAGTTTTAATTTAGGTAAGGGTTTGATATCCATACCTTGATCAATCATATATTTGGTAAGTTGAGCTAATGCTGATTTGAAATTACTGTTCATAGTATTTTGTTATAGATTAATAGTAAGTTGCACACCCCTCCAATCTCCATTAATATATGCTGCTAAATAATGATTAGTTCCGTCTGATCTTATTGCTATACTTCCCTCTTCAGGGCCGGGATTGGGTAAGGCGTTGGTGTTTATAGGAATAATCAATGATCCGGAAATGTCTAAAGAGCCTGTTATCTGTACAGTATTAGAAGCAGCCACTAGTAGATTCTTTCTGCCCAAAATAGTACCATCCCCTACTATGAAAGCGCCTTCAACAGAGCTTGATATGTTGTATTTTCCTACAATGTGTTGATAGCTGCCTGTTGAATAATTGTATGCTCCTCCTACATAGGAACCTTCAGCATTGCTAGAAGCGGTTGTGTATATTCCTGCTGTGTGGGAGTATCGTCCCATTGCCAATGTTGCGCCTCCTTCTGCATGGGATCCAGAGGCTAGTGCAGTTGTAAAATAACCCTCTGCATGTGCATAACCTGCTAAAGCTGTTGTTTCACTACCTTCAGTATGCGATGCTTCACCAATTGCCTTTGTACCAAAACCCTCAGCATGAGAATACGTACCAACAGATGTAGATCCACCACCTTCAGCATGAGAAACTACTCCAATAGCTGTTGTGTATTGACCTTCTGTATGTGAACCGACTCCGACGGCTGATGTTCTAAAGCCTTCAGCATGCGATATACTGCCTAATGCTAGTGTATCCTCTCCAATGTTTACAGATCCTAATACTGATAAATACACGCCAGAGCCAGAGACTATTACTGAGCCGGTGACTGCTGCAGGGCCTACTGTACTGGTAGAGCCAGTAACTCTTAAAGAACCTGTTAAAGTTGAGGAGCCTATTGTGGTGTTGGAGCCTGTTATTTTTAGAGATCCTGTTACTTGAAAATCACTACCTGAGGCAAATACTAGATTTTTTCTATCGGAATTACTTGTTCCATTTCCTATAATAAAAGCAGATTGAGCAGAGCTTGATAAATTGTATTGACCTTGAACGTGTTGGTAAGATCCGGATGCTACGGTGCCCAATCCTTCAGCATGAGAGTATTGTCCAGATGCTGTTACCGCATTTCCTTGTTGTAAGCTGGAGGAGTCATATACATAAATGAAATTGCTGTTTCCTGAGAATGAGCTAGCGCTGTTGAATTGTATTTGTTGATTTAATCCACCTGGTAAAGTTTCGTTACTACCTGTATTTACAGTGATGGGAAATGTGGTGCCATTTCCTTTAGTAAAAGTTATAGTATTTTGAGAAACAGAAGCAGTAGTTAAAAGAGACCCAGTGTCGGTAGAAGTAGCAGCTCCAAGAGAATTTGAAGCCGTATATGTTATTAATCCGGTTGTAGTGTTATAAGTTAATACATTACCGTTTCCACTAGATTCAATAGTTTCATTTATAAATAATGAACCCGTTAAAGTAAGACTCCCACTTATTTTAATATCATAATCTTCTTCTCCAGTAAAAGCATCTATTGATTGAGATATATGCCAAGATTCAATTGTAAAATTTTGATTTACTTCATCGGATCCTGTGGTAAATATTTGTTTTAACTTTTTAGCCATTTGGTATTATATATGTTATAAATATGGTAAAATTTAAAATAAACTAATTACTAAGTTGTATAGTTAACGGAAAACTATCAAAGGTAGGTTTAGCATCAGGATTTTCTAGTTTATATAAAGCATGTACATGGTTAAAAAATTTCCAATTTTCTTCTATAGTTCTTGGGGATTCATATATTTCCCAACCTTTACCTTGAATTTTTTTATTAGATTTATCTGGTCCTCTTTTGCTGGATTTTAACCACAATATACCAGTTTTGGTAACTTTTTCTTCAAATGACTCATTCCAACATACTGTATAAGCAGATGTTTGGAGATCATATATGTTTAATAAATGATTAGAGGTTTTTATGTCTAATATCCATAATTCTTTATTAAGTTCTATTACTAAATCACAAGTTCCTGCTATTTCGTGTTCATCAGAAAATAAATGAATTTCAGAATGGATTAATGTGGGTTTATGGGTTTCCCAAAATTCAACAAATCTAAGAACCATACGCCAAACTTCTAAAGGGTATTTAGCAGATCCATCTTGATTTAACCATTCTAATTTTTTTCCTTTAAGATAATCTTCAATTAATTCATGTGTCATTGTTCCATCCGCTGCTGATTTTTGGGCAATGTGATCTGCTGTCCAACCTACATCTTTTAACCAACTTTCAAATTGTTTTCCTTTAGGATAGTATTGTAAAACTGAAGTAATAGAAGGGTAATATTTGTCTTTTCTTTGATAAAATCGTTCGTCAAGAAAATTAATTTGTTTTGATTCAATATCTATTTGTGATATTCTGTTTACTACTTTTTTATAAATTGTATTCATATTAATTGTAATTTTTTATCCATTAATTTTTCATAAGTTAAAGGAAGTGTATTTTGTATTAAGTTAATAAATTTTTTAGTTCCCATTTCTGATGGGTCTTTGTCTTCTAGGTCTATTAGATATATTTCTTTCCCTTCATCCATCAATACTTCACAGTGTTTTAAAGAAGCTTTAATAGCATCTTTATCTAAAGCTATGTATATTTTTTTAACAGATGAATCAATTAATTTTTTCATCAATTCAGTTTGTATATTTTTTCCTAATAACGGAATAGCATTTCGTTTAATAGCAATTGCATCAAACATTCCTTCACACAGTATAACAGGAATATTCCAATTAATTAATAATTCAAAAGGTATAATGTTTCTTGATACAGATGGATTTTTGTATTTTATAAAAGGTTCTTTTTCAAATGATCTAGCTGTAAAGTAGTTTATGTTTCCTGTATGATCATAAGAAGGAATTATGATCATGTTTTTGTAGGGGCCATATTCACAATAACCTATATTATATTTGATAATATCGTTTTCTGTTATTTTGCGAGATTTAAGATAGGATAAAGCATGTTTAAATATAATTCCATTTCCTGAAGTTAATGTTTTGTATTCTTTAGGGAGTTCTAGGATTTCTTGAGGGAGTAAATAGGAAGAATCTTCGCCTATTTTAACATATGATTTTAATTCAAGAATTTTATCAGAAGGGGCATTTACTTTTTTAAATAAAGTAATTAATTTTTTCCCTTTGTTATTACATACCCAACATGCCCATGGGTTTAAACCTTCTTTATTTTCAGTAAAATTTATTTCAAGTTTAGGTTTGTAGTGATTACAAAATGGACAATGGTATGCAAAATTACTGCGTGCTGTTGGTTTTCCAATACCTAAAACAGAATTGGTTAATGATAATAATAGTTGATTTACCATATTATCAATATATGAATTTATATTTATAAAACCTAATTTTTAAATAAAATCTTTAGTGAAAAAGCGTCCTTGTATATTATCATTAAACCATTGTTCCGGGGATTCTAACACACCATAACTAAATAGATATTTACACTCGTAATATGTGAGAAGTTTTTTATTATAAACCAATTGAAGAATCTCACGAGTAAATTCCTTTTGTTTACCATCCTTAATGAGTTCTAAAATTGGTTTAGCAGAACCATAATAGGTTTTCCAGTCCGATTCTTTTTGAATTTGTTTAGTTAAAGATTTACGACCAGGACCTGTTTGTTCATTTAGTTCTTTTTTAGTAAGTTTCTTTTTTATATTATGATAAAGAGATTTTTTTCCAAGATATGATTTATTTGAAGGGGTATGAGTTGTTTTATATATAAACCCAAATGTATTTTCAGGAAAATCTTCTATTTTATCTATAACTTTATTTTGATATAACCACATTATCTATCTAAATTAATTAATATATTTAAATCTGTTGTATTAGATGAAGGTAAAGGTTGAGATAATTTAGCCACTGCTAATAAATCTTGATTTTCATTATATAAACCTATAGTTGTTATATACGGTGAAAAATAAGAACCAGTAGCATAATCATATATTACTTCATTTGAACTACCTGAAAGTAGGCTGGGGTTTTGGCTGAAGGTGAATTCGCTTTCTCTAAGGGTGCATTTGTATTGGGTTTCATATATAGTATATGTGCTTTGGAAGGACATAGTGACATTAGACCCAGTAATAAACTCTATAAGAGAACTTCCGGATAATTCAAGGTTAGTTAATGTTACTATACCATGAGAATATATAATATTTCCTACTTTACTTTGAGATAAATTGATAAAATATCCTTCATCTACATATCCAGAAAGAATATAAGGAGAACCTTCATCAAGATATATGTTTCCTTCTCCATCATCTAGTAAACTTCCACCGGGGGAATTAAGAGTAAAAGATTTAGGTTTTATTTGTTCACCAAACAGTTTTGAAGGAATAGATATTACTCCTATTTGATCTTCAGATCCTGTTGGAAAATATCTATGTGGAACTAAAGTAGATTGTAAATAATTTTCAAAACGTGGTTGATTGTTATTAGCAGTAATAGTTAACCCATTGATAACTAAAGATTTAGTAGCTTCATCACCTTTACTAGAAGATATAAAATTGGAATAGTATAATTCTTTAATTGAATTGTAAATTAATCTTTTATAAGAACCTGTAGTAAATTGCCCGGTAGTGGGGTCAGTTAATGGGTTAAATAGACTGCTTGTATTTGATCCTAGCAATCTATCTATCCCAACATCTGCACTAATTAATTCATTAGCTCCTGTAAATTGGAAATTTTTATTTACAATAAAAGGAGTAACAATTATATCTTGAGCTAAAAATGGTTTAAAAGCACTCATTTATTAGAAGTCGAGTTTAACTCTAACTAACATTTCTTTAGTAAAATCTTTTTTCAAAGGTCTTGATAACTTAGCAAGAGCTAATAATTCATTGTTATCATTATATAAACCAATAGTTGTAACAAAGGTTTGTGGGTTGTTTATAAAATCATTATACAATACAACTCCATTACTTCCTGAGATAAAACTAGGATTTTCAGAATAATTAAATTCAGAATTTCTTGCTCTAACAAATATAAAATCAGAAGTAATAGTTTCTTGTGAATTTAATGTAAAATTGCTTCCACTAACAATGGATGAATAAAATCTAGAAGTATTACTTCCATCTAAATTGGAAGATCTATCTGTATAAAAATTTATACCTCCTTCAAGATCTGTTCCACCTAAAGCGGCTGGGTTGATGATTAAGGTTGATATATCTGGAAGGAACCACCCATATGAACCTGAAATACCTGAGGCTCCACCAGCCCATCCTGAAGAGTTTATTTCTGTATAAACTGATCCTGCAGACCCACTGACTAAATTATATAGTCTACCAGCATCTGTAAAAACATTAGATGTAGTAATTCTAGAGTCATCTGTTAAAGAAATAGTATTACTGCCTGAACCTAATAATAAAGTTAGAGATCCAGGGAATAATGATTCTTTGTATCTGTTTCTGTTGATCGATATTATATAGAAATTTTCAGAAGTATAATTTCCAAAAGTAAATGATGATTCTTCATTTCCTAAAACTAAAGATCGATACTGTCCATAAATAGTTCTAGTAGGTGATAATCCATCAACTCCCGAATCATAGAGTATACTTCCGCTTCCTTTTAAATCACCATATGCTACATCAAATTGAATTTCAGCCTCAGTAAGAGTAGAGGAAGTTTGATATACACTAATATAGTAATTACCAGCATTACTGGCTACTTGGGTAGAAGAGGTATAAAAAGAGTTTAGGGTAGGAACATATCCACTCCATAAGGCTGATGTTATAGATTCAGCTGAAATTAGGAAGTCTTGGGGGTCTAATCTACTAAATGACATATTTTTAATTAATTATTTTTATTATTGATTTTTCTTAATTGTTACAGGGATTGTTAATCGAGCTCCACTATCTCTTCCTACAACAACTAAAGAGGCATATAATTCGGTGGCTGTTCCAAATAGAGTATTAATAGTAGTGGCTGTTAAATTAATAGTAGTACCAACAACTGTTTTAGAAACATTAGTACCTATTGTTGCTGTTGAATTTAAAGCAGCCGCATCTTGTGTTTGAATTCCTGTTCCTGTAAATGTATTAAATAATCTAATATCAGATATGGTTGCAGTATACCCAGAAGTTTCAAAAGTTTGATTATTGCCTAAATAATTTAGAGTTTGAGGAGTGATAGCTAACGATGCACCTTGTTTTAATACTATAGAAGCATATCCTAGATCTAAAATTGGCATTTTTGAAGTACCTCTAGGTAATGTTACTAATTTATATTTCATGTCTTGAGTTTCATCAGGAAATGCTTCTAGAAGAGGCATATTTTCTATAGCTTGTCCATAGTATGCTGATCCAGAAGGATGGTTGGGATTATATAATGTATAATCAATTTCATCATCGGCTAAAGCAAATTGTGTAATTTTAAAAGATCCATCTCCTTTAGCTAAAAGTTCTCTACCTTTTTTAGTAAGAATAGCATCTACTGTTACTATTGAATTGTTTAAATATCCCATTTTACTATTTTATTTATTATAAATATTGTTAAATTAAATTTTGTGTTTTTAGTTTTTCTATAATTTTAGGAAGATTATCGACTATGTTTTTACTCATGTATTCCGGAAAAGCAAATCCAGTTGATTGATTTACAGGTGTGTTAATTATTATTTTAGATGGGTTTTTAATATATCTTCTAATTAAGAACCAATTTAAATCTAATCCATCCGGGATAGATTTATCTATAGATAATGCAATGTTTCCATCATTGTCGTTTCCAATACTTGTTATAATATATGAAGTTGATTCATCATAATTAAATCTAATTTCATCTCCAACCAAAGGTTGAGAAATTTTTGTAAGAGGTTTATACCCCGATTCAGATATATTTTGCTGTGTGTATCCAAAAGCTTGAGCTAACCCAGAAGTAAGAGCAGGATCTAAAGAAGCTGAAGTTTGGTAAGCAATTAAAGTATAAGGATCTCCAGAGGCGGTAGTAAAAAAAGGAGCAGGGTCCGGAACAATTAACATTGATGGGGGTGGATCTGAGAATACATTGAATGTTTTGAATCTTCTATTAGCATCATAATCAGTTTTAGTAGGAGTAGTTTTAAAGGTAAAAGCAGATCCTAAAGTTTGTGAATTCGGATGTTTTAATTCTATATTAATTCCTATAACATCATTTATTTGAAGATCAGAAATAAATTGAGTTTCAATTCGACTCCAAAAATCTGTGTAATCTTGGTTCCAGCGGTTGAATAACCCATTAACAAAATCATTGTATGATTGGTTATACCCATTAGTAGTATATATAGTAGTGTTTGTAAGGGGATTATAATTACCCCCTGTCCATGAATCTGTGCTATTAGAAAGTTTAAAATCTCCCTTATAGATGTGTTGAGTTAAAATTTTAGTGGTAGTACTATTAATATCCCATATGTAATTCCCCGCTCCATCATCTGTAAGATTATCTTTATTGTCTCGACATATTTTAACTTTTATTTCCCACGGTAATGAATTAAAATTAGGTAACTGAAAAAATAGATTGTAGGCAAATAAAGTTCCTAAATAAAATTCATATACAAATTTTAAAGTAGTGTCGGGTCTACTATCTTTAATATGATATATGCTTCCTGTTAAAAATCTAGATAAAACACCCCCTTGGTATCCTGCCGTATCATTTATAATAGTTCCTGAGGTTCCTTTTACTGGGAGGATATCTACTAAAGTTGGATCAAAAGAAGAAGCAGATGTTGGGTATCTAAAAAAGAAAGATCGTGCGTTATTATTGGGTTCACTTCCTCCTTTTACATTATATGTTCCTCCTGAGGATCCCCATATAGCTGGTTGCCAGGCATAATCTGTAGTTCCAATTCCATATCCTTGAAAGGTGGCATTATGTAAATAATTTCCTACTCCTGAATCAGAAAATGATAAAGTAGGTTCATAATAGGTTCCCATATCTGAGTGAAGTATAGGGATAACATCATATCCTGATTTAAAAATGGAACTACTAAAATTATTTCCTTCTGAGTCAGAAAGGGTTACTGTGTTGTTTTTTTCAAAAGTAAAAGTTGAATTAAAAAAAGAAATATTAGATGGATCGTTATTTAATTCATAAGTATTTCCTTGATTATCTACTAGAAATTTTAAATTAACTACACTAGTATTGATTATTTCAGGAGTAGTTTCTTGTATATTATTTACAGCTGCGAAAAAAACATTTGTTCGTTCTACATTAGGTGCTACTCCTAACCCACCATCTATAGTATTTTGGTTAAAACCAAGGCTAGTAGATTTACTTCCCTTATATCTAGGAATTATTATTCTGTTAGCTTCGTAATTATATTGTTTAATTGTAGAATTAGTTCCACTTCCTGAAAGTATGAGTTGGAATTCGTTTTCAGGAATATTATACGTTATGTTATCTAAGGAAATATATCGAGGATTAAGGACTATTTCATCTATATTTCCCTGCAAAGGATTGTTTTCAGGAGCACCTGATGTGACTACTATTAGATCATCTCCCGATCCACTAACTCCAATATTGGGAGATATTGATTGAGTTACTTTAAAAGTAGCTGAGGAAACGGTTAATGTGATGTCTCCTGGGGAATTGTCTGAGAGTCCTATTATGTATTTTTCTCCTTTTACTGGGGTTAAGCTTCCACTTAAATAAAGAGTAGTACTAGACAATGGAGATAAACTAGCTTTAGTGTTAGAAAACCCTGAGGCTAACTGAAAATTTCCAGGGGAAGTTTGTTTAAAAAGTCTAATCTGAGTGGAGGTGGTTCCGGTGGTTGAATATATATTAGCAGAAGCTGATATAATTAGGGGAATATTAGGAGTATTTCCTAATAGGTAATCACCACTGGAAGCAGTGAAGTATCCAAGGTTGTTAGTATCTATATTATCATATGTTAAAACATTGATGCCTTGTTCTATTCCTGTAAGATAATTTTTGCTATTAGCAGAAGCTGAGGTTTGGTAGTTTAAAATATTATTATTAGAACTACTAGCTAATAGATTTATATTAGAAGATTGATTATAAGCTGTTAATTTTATTTTAAACAAAAAATAATCAGAATATTCACTTTTATCTTCAATAATAAATTGAATTGGGTTTATATCAGTATATTTAAAAGTAAAATATAATAAATTTTCAAGAGTTGAAGTAACATCATCCCCATTGATATCTTTTTTTGATATTTTTACATATGTTATCCCATATGTATTATAACTAGGTAAACCCATATATTATATTAAATCTAAATATATTAATATTTCTCCTTGATTCGGAGAAGTATTACTGTTAAAAAATATTGAATCGCTTATTATTGTTGTTTTATATAAAATTGGAGTATATTTAAGAGCCAAAATGTTATCAAAACGATCATGATTTGCTGATAAATCTGGGTTGATAATTTTTAATTTGGTTCCCTTAAATTCTCCATTAAAAAATTCTTCTTTATAATCATGATTAATATAAGAAAGACCTTTAGGACCATCAAATTCTTCTATCCAACTTTGAGTAATATTTATAGCTCCAGGATAAGTAGCTGTACTACTTATAGAGGGAAAATTAGGTAAAACACCACCTGTTTCTCCTTCTATCTTATATAAAATATTAGAACCTGTATAATCATGAGGAAAAGATTTTACAGAAGCTGTAAATTCATTATGAAATTCATATGTTGTTTGAGCAGGAGAGTATCTGTTTCTTTCTAATAAATGTTGTTTGATAACAACTCCTGAAGCTAGATTTGTTCTAGCTGGGATGAAATCTTTTATTAGTTTGAATAGAGAATTATCAAAATATTTTATTAGACGTATATAATCTTTTAGATTATATTTTCCTTGGTATTTTTTAAAATAATTATCTCTGATTTGGTTAAAATCCGGGTAAAAAGTTATATTGGTATTAACTAATTGTCTAGGATCTCCTATGTAATCACCGATGTTAAAATATCCTAGTTGTGATATTATGTCATCATTAAGCTCATTTTGTGGGGAAAAGGCTACTTCAACATAATTAGTATCACGAGTATAACTTTCACTAATAGGAAACTTTTGTTGAATAGATATAAATGGTGATAAAGTATCTCCTTCAGGTAAAATGTTATTAGTAATTTTTATTTTATCAGAAATAGCATTTTTTATACCTGCCGGGAATTGGTCTAAATATATTATTTCTTTATTAGGAATAAATGAATAAGATCCAGTTACATAATAATTACTACTACCCGATATTTTGAAAGATTGGGTAGGGGGATAATTAGTAATAGAAGGATGAACAGAGGTTCTAAAAGAAGATGAATAATTATCTAATACACTACCTAAAGGAGCTCTAAATATTAATGAATTTAAAGATGATTGAGAACCTATTAATTCATTTCCTTCAATAGAATAAGGATTCATTACATAGTCATCAAATACACTTTCACTTATAGCTGTTTTATAAAATCTTAATTCTTGAAAAGAACCAGAAAATGGAGAATAAGTTTTTCCAGCTAATGTAAGATTAGTAGGATATGAAAGATAAAAAGTTTGACTATTTAATAAACTATAATTGCTTCCTGTAATACTGCTAGATGCTTGAAATCCTAATTGAGATCCATCATTTCCATTATATATTTTATTTTTTACATATAATGTATTTGTATGAGGATAATCCTCACTAGTTGTTACTAATATTGACCACCAGTCTTCATTAAATATAGGAAGATATACACTGGCTGAGTTTAGGTTGTTATCTATAAATTTTATAGTACCATATTGGTTTTGAGGATCAGGTATAGATCCACTATATGACCCACTATTATATTCACTTCCTGTGTATTCTAGTACTAAATTAAAATTCAAATCAGGAGAAAAATGGGCTAAAGATTGACTAAATCCGGAGGTTGTAGGAATTCCTGTGGTCTTGAATCTAAATTCTACAGAAAAAGAACTAGTTGGAAAAGATCGACCTCCATAATATCCATTCCCATAACTAGAACTTCCATATCCTCCTAAAGAAGTATTTAAATCTATATCAAATTGTATATAACCTGAACTGGTGGTGAAAAAATTGTAATTAAATTGGTTTTGGAAATAATCCCAGTCATTTGAATTGTTTTTATCTTTCCCTCCATATTCATTTATTCTTAATATAGTATCAGGAATACCATAAATGTTGATTAAAGTTCTTAACCCGTCTAAAGTACCTTTTTTCTTAAGTAAATAAGGAATATTATTGTATAAACGTTTATATATTTCAGTATTAACATCATTAAGAGGAATTATGGAACCCGTAGCAGAAGCTGTTACATATGTTGTAATTAATTCACTACCGGTAATGGGTAATAATCCTCCTTCAGGGGTTATTCCTAAAAATGAAGAATATAAATCATCTGTTGAAAAATTATTTTGGTAAATTTTAATTCCAAAATCTTTTAAGGCATCCGAAATTAAATCTTTAGAAAGCCCAGCATTTACTCTATTATCACTGTTGTATTTATTAGATACTTCTTGATAATATAAGTAAATGTTATCAAAATGTTGACCCAACATTTGAACAAACAGTTTATAAGGTTCATTTGCAGGATCTTCTCTAAGATATAAAGGAATGGTGTTTATTAATGAGTCTTTATTTTCATCATCATATAATGAGGCTGTTACTAGTTGAGATGTTAACCATGTTTGTCCTTGAGATGAAGTAGGAGATACATTTATATAAGGAGGAATCGAATTAGATTTAGGCCATGTTTTACTTTCTGATGAAAAATATAGGTAATATTCATATTCATCAAAATTTTTAATGATTTCTTCAATTTTATTATTCCAGGATAATTGGCTGGAGGAGATGAAAGAATTAGTATTTGATGATATTGAATTAGATTGGGATTGATAATTTTCTAAAAGTAATAATTTATAATAAAAATTTTCTAATCTAGTGTTTGCTGATGAGAAATGTATAAAATTAGAATAATTAGAATAATCTGTGTTTAATTCTATTGATGTGTTTTGTAAAAAGCTATTTAATTGGTTAGATAAAAACGAAGATGTAGAAGAATTTATTAAGTTATAATTTGTATATTTTGTGGGAGTATTTATTTGGTCTTTTAAAGAAATATTTAAATTAGGACCTTTTAAATTAACTATATCTAAAGTATTTTCTAATACTAAAATAAATTCAACGGCATATGCTAATGAATTTGATATTTTATTTACAACCCATAATTGAGAATTTAAATCAAAATTAACAGAAAGTGGTTCATATAATTTTATAAGAAGAGTAGATTCCTCTGGGAGAGAATCGTCTAATAATATATTATTGGATATTATTAAATTATTATTTCCAAAATTTAAATAGAAGTCTGAATAGTAAGGTAATTCAGATGAACTGGAAATAAAGTTGTTATATCCTTCTATAATTGCTAAAGAATTTAAAGCAGTACTAGAAAGTCTAATTTCAGTTCTATCAGGACTTATTTCAGATATAAAATAAGTATTGGTAGGAGAAGAATTAAATAGAGGAGTTAAAAAATGATATAAGGTACAATATTGACCTTCTTCAAATCCATTTTTTTTTAAATTACCTTCAATATCTAAATTAACTTTATTATCAATAATAGAATAATCTTTTAAATTATAATTACTATTTATTAAAGTTTTATTAAAATCAAATATATGATATTCTACTGTATTTGAAGTACTATCAAATAAAACATCAGTTAAATTAAATGAATTGATTAAATTAGTATCTAAGTTAGAATATTCTTGGTATTCTAATGTAGATTCATCAATGGGTTTTATGTTGGTTATGTTAGTATTCATCTTAAGATGAAGGTAATTGTTGTCTTAATAAATCCAAATTTTCTTGACGTAATGAAGCAATTTCATCTAATAGTGCTTGAATATCTTCATTTTCTTGTTGAAATCCTATATAAGCACTACTTTGCTTTATTAAATATTCATGTGAATTAGTTTCTCCAAATTCAGGAATATCATAGAATAAATCATTGTACATTTTAAAAAACTGTTCAATAGAAACATCTGCTGATAAAAAGGGAGGAGGAGTTGATTTTAAAGTAAGTTGACTAAATGAAGTGTCAATTACTTTATTATATTCTCTTTTTCCAAAAACAGTTTTATTTAAATTTACTTTATCCATTTATTACTTTAAAATAATAATTATTATCTAATATTAAAATTTCATCATCTATGATAGTCTTAATTAATATCTGATAGTATCTCTCCGGTTGCAATCCGGACATAAATATTTTAAAATAATTTCCTTCACTATCAGCACTGATTTTGGTGTAGTTTTCATCAAAATCAATAATAAATTCATTTGTTGATAAATCTTTTAAAGCATAATATGAAGAAGTAGGTAAATAATAATTGACTGTATAAAAAGAACTTGTTTGAAAATTACGAGCCGGATACTGAGGTCGAGTATTGATTCTAAATTTTTGAATACTGTTTTGATTGTATGATTCTTTATTATTAGGGAATGAAATTACTAATTGGGAAGAACTTATAAACCCAATATTATTAGATCCAGTATTGAACACATAATCATCCCACTTAAATTCAAGTTGGGGAGGATATATAGTATGAGTATCTACAGAAAATAGATTCATATTAGGTTCAACAGATGATGTTAAATTATATTCTATATTAGACCCCCATTTTATAACTAACCCATAATTATTAATGCTAGAAGAATACCAAGAATTAACAATATCAGTAATATCTGAGTTAATGTCTTTGATGGTTCGGGTGTCAAAAGATTGGGTTATTTCGTAAAGTAATCCGTTTGATGATCCTGTATACCATGTGCCTCCTCCTGGATTTGAGGGGATAAAAGATGCAGTTATATAGGCTCCAAAAGATGAAGTAACCCATGCTGTCCCGTTATTTATGTTACTCCAAGTCCAACTAGCTCCATTTTCTGTTTTAGGTTCATCATCTAATCTTCCTGTTCCGCTTGCCCAATCTTGAGCTAGAGGGTATATATAAAGATTAGTATTATTGACTATACCCGTAGTTTTAGCATTAAATAATTTAAGATTAGCTTGCCATTGAAAATCATTAATTAAATTATCAATAACATCAGCTATTTCATTTGAATCAAAAGATATTAAAGTCCTTGCTATTTCAGCTGAGGAAATGTATGTAGGATCAGTATTGTGGGTTCTATTATATATTTCTAGAATGGGGTCTAATCCTGTATTTTGATTAGGGTATAAAGAATATAATGTAGTATCTTTACTGGGGAATATTTTGTATATAGCCATTTGTGATTTTTAATTTTATAATCCAATAATTCTTCCGTTTATATCTTCATTAGGATATTTTATTTCAAAAATACTAGGATCTAAACTAGGATATACCACATTATTAAAGGTTGCTCCTTTTATATCATATCCATATTTTGAATACCCTAAATTTTCTCCAGCTTTATTAATAATATTAACATTTTTAACAGTTTGCACGCCTTCTACTTTATCTAATAAAATATATAAATCCTTTAATAGAATTGGTTGATTTAATTGCCATTTATCTATATTAAAATAATCCTTTAAAGAATTAATACAATTTAATAAAACATCATTGCTGTTATAATCAGGAAGAACAACTATGTCAAAATCAATTCCTATATTGATTATAAAAGCATCTCTTATTCTAATTGAATCACCAATTATTCTATATTGAGATAAATAAGTTGATAAGTTTTGTTTTAATGTATTAGATGAAAAAGTAAGATTTTTGTTATAATCATATGTTAACACATATAGATCTAAAATCGAAGGAATTTCCCCCAGATTTATATTCTCTACTTTAGTAGGTTCAATATAAGCTTTAGCAACAACACCAAATTGAGAAGGCATACTTAGTGCTCTAATCAAGTAATCATCTTGAGTAACATTTCTTAATTGAGTATTATAATTAGATATAATATTTTGTCTAAGTTCTTCTATTGTGTCACCATCATTTCCTCCATTGGCTGCTTCCAAGTTATTAACAGCTAATGAATCTATTATAGTTTGGGCAGTAGTTGAGTTTAGATTATTTTTTAAAAATTTAATTTCCCCTTTAATTTGAGTTAAAGTATTAGAAGGTACATTAGATATCACACCACCCCCAGTTAAATACCTAATAGATAAAGTTGTGTTAGAGGGAGATATCCCATAAGTGTTGGTAAATACAAAATTAGTAGGACTGTAAGCTGTGGTTAATTTACTTTGTCCAAAAGGAAGTCCCAATCCAACATTATCTGGATTAGGGGTTATTTCTTCATCTGAATCATTTGTTGTACCTGCGCCGAACTGTATTTGTAATGATCCGGAATTGATAAATTTAGATGTAAATCTTCTTTGGACTTTTTTAAGTTTAAGAAGATATGGAGCATCTTGATTTAAATAACTATTAGGATCATTTATATTAGTATTTTTTATAGAATCATAAATACAATCTTGAGCTAAATGGTCTACTTCATACCATTCATTTCCCTCTGAGTCTGTTATGTCTGAAATCCCTATTATTCTATCAGCTGATATTTCTATGGTTGGGAATTTTTGAGGGGATCCAAATGAGAATGAAGTTGTATTTATAGTAGCTGATATAGCTTGGGTTGTTTTTTTTAATAAGAAAAAAGTAGGATTACCTGAAGATATTTGATAGACTGTAATTTCAGTAGGGTCTATAGAACTGGATATGGTAAAATCTACATCATTTTGGGTTAAAAATGAAACAGATCCAACTAAATTTGAATTAATTATAGCATTTCTGTTTATTTTAAGAGCATAATCGAAATCAGGTACATATAAACTAGCTGATAATTTAGAAGGAAGTAATTGATATACAGAAAGATCAACAGAAGCAACTCCTGTTACTTTAGGTTTATAATTAAACATGTAAGCCAATTCAAATAAATTATTTGATTGTCTAGCAAATTGTAAATAGGTTTCTTGTATTTGATTATCTAAATAAAATGATAAAACATCTCCTACATAAGATGCCATCTCCATAATCATCATTCCTGGGGAGGATGGGCTAAAATCATTATAAGTTGTAGGATAATAGGTTTTAGCATAATCTATTAATGCAGTTTTAAAAGAATTGAAATCTCTATTTAAATATTTTATATCTTTTTTATTAGCCATTTGTTAAAATTCAATTTCTAATTTATCATTTATACCAGTATTAGGTATTTCATAAAATAAAACAACATTAATAGAATTAGTATCCGAGTATTGATTTATTTCTAAACTATTAATTTTTATATTTGAAAAATATTTATTAATTTTAGATTGGATATCTTCTTTTAAAAATGAAATATTATCATTAGTTATTTGTTCAAATATAAATTCTCTTAAATTAGCTCCAAAAGTATTATTTAAATATCTTTCATTATTATTAGTAAGAAAAAAATTAATTAGATTAGCTTTTATAGCATCTTTAGTTAAATAATTAGAATTAAAAACAGCATCTCCATTAAAAGGAAGATTTATACCCACAGCTACACTAGGTTTAGTATCTATGGGATATATTTTTTTCTCATTAAATGCCATTAGTCAATTTCATGATTTGGTTCAAACTTACCTCTCCAGGAGGAAGAGAAGATCCTTCAGTAGATGTATTTATTGAGTTTGGTTGAAAAGGAATTGAGTTAGTATTAAAATTAAATGTATCCCCACTTACATCAGGGGACATAGAATTTAATATGTCTGCATATGCTTTTCTTTGAGCTAAATAATCTGTTGAAGGTGGAGTAGATTGAAGATTTTCTTTTACTACTACTTTAGAAGATTTTAAAGCTTCCAATAAAATTTCTTTTAATTCTTCTTTAATAGCTTCTTTTACAGATTCTTTTACTATTTTTTTAAAATCACTGGTTTTCATTTATTATAAATATTTAGGGGTTAAGAAGATTTTAAATTATCTCTGTCTATTATGAATTTTAATTCTTCTATCAAAATTTCAGTGGAAGAACTAAAAGAAGATTCTCCTTTAAGAACTATTACTCCAAAAGCATCCTTGGCTACAGCATATCTTTTAACATATTTGTTATTATCCTTTGTTTCTTCTTTTATTTCAAATGTGAATCCTTTATAAGAATATTCATTACTGTATACTTTGTCTGAAAATTGAGATATTGATACTATATCTGGGTTGAGCTGTTCTAAGGGGATGTTTTGGGATTGGGAGCATTCTTGAATTAGGGAATCTAGGAGTTTTAGTAGATCTATTACTTGTTTTAACAATGCTGCTAACATAAGAGTTAAAAAAGAAGCTCCTGCTATTAAATTGATAGTTTTTTCTATTTTGGGTTTTATAATATCTTCAGTATCTTTTGTAATAGATAGTGCTGATATTACTGGACCTGGTACCATGGCTGGGGGTATTATCAGGGCTGTAGAAGTTGTTAGGGTCTTTCGGGTGGTTTGTACTATATTATACGTGGTTTTAACTATTTCTAGAAAACTAGATAAGGTAGTAAGTATTTTAGATAATCTATCTATGGATCTATAAAGATTGTTTAATTGGTTAACAATTTTGTTTCTTCTTTTTATAATATTTAATAATTTATCTTTATCAGGACACTGTTTATTATTTATAGATTCTTGAATTTTTTTAGAAGCAGAATTAACACCAAATTGAGCTATTAATAGTATTAATAAAGGAATTAGAGTTTTTTTAATAGTAGAAGATAAACCCGAAATAGATTTTTGTAGTTGGGCTTGCGCTCCTGAGGTTAGGTTCTTTTTGTTTATTTCTTTATTTAAAACATTTTTTTCTTCTTTACTATAAAGTTGAGCTTTAGTTTGTTCTTGTTCTGCTTGTAATAAAGTAGATTTCAATTCTATAACACCCAAATCAGATTTCAGTTTATTATCTCCTGTTAAAGGATATACAGTGTTAGTATCATAGCCTTTTTTAGATACCACAACATATGTCTTAGTAGATATTAAATTTTTAATATCTTTTTCAAATATATTAAATTCAAAATCTCCATCTTCATCAGTTACTGTTTTGTAATTCCCATATTTGACTTTAACTCCAACTAATGGTGTCTTTCCGGAATAATCTATTATTTGCCCATATATATATTCTTTATTAGACATATTAAAGTGTTTTGGAAATATTTGATTTTAAAGATTCTAATTGACTGTTTAAAGTTTCTATAACAGATTTAGTATTTAAAGCTACAGAAGAAACAATGGTGTTAGGAGCTGGGTTTCCTCCGGGCCAATCTTGTATTGATGATAAGGCCTGGCATAATACATTAATAGATTCTAAGAGTGTATTTAATAATGTAATGGTTTTATTTCCTAATAATAAAGGTTCAGTAGCTCTAGGAGAACCTAAAAATATTTTTGGGGAATTTACTATAAAATCTCCAGAGGTATCAAAATTAAATCCTTTTATAGAATTAAAATTTATAGTAAGAGCTGATGATAATAGTATATGATCTTTGGTACTATTTAATAAGATTCTATCTGAATTAAGAATTATTTGAGGATTGTTATATTCTGAGGGGGATGTAGGAGGAGAAGATAGATAACTTCTGTAAAGATTACTAGAAGAATTTAATGGGATTTTTTGGTTAGAAGTCATATAGATAGATGATAAATCTCTATTTATATTTTCTTCAATAGGAATCCATTCTTTTATAGATGAATCTTTATATTGACCATTCCTTATAATAGTTAATGGATCTCCATTTGTACTACCAAATTTAAATGAATTTCCATATCTCCCTTCAATTATGTAATCTCCTATAGTTTGTTTTAATGGGTTTATTTTTAAATTGTTTACCCAAGGCGCTCCTAAATTTATTTTTATTTCTGAAGAGTTAGAAGTTCCTGGTGATCCGTTGGTGGACACAGATTCATATGATTTGTTAGAATTATTAGTATTTTGAGTGTCTGTAAAGAAGGGATTAGCATTATGTAAGGGGTGATTCCATATGTTTATAATGTTAGAATAATAGAATTTTCTAGGAGAACTATTATTTTGAGAGCTAGTATCAGGAAATGAATATATGTAGACTAATTCTTCTAGTAAGGGAGGATTTTTAATATTAGAGTGTAGGGGTTTAGCTATTAATCCTGGTGATGAATTAGATCCATTTGTATCAATATTTTTAAATAGGATGTTTCCTATAGATGCCCATCCTTCTTCACCAATGGTTCCTTTTATTCCGAAAGATTGATGTTTATCATCTAAAATAATATCTTTTACTCTTCCTACTATTATATTTAATCCAGATGATTCTTTATTTACTCCAACATTATTGGATAAAGTAGTAAGATTGGAATTTACTCTAGAATTTAAAGCGCTAAACCCAAATTTACTCATTTTTTATTATTTAGATTTTCTAATTCTTTTAACAATTGGTTTTTCTCAGCTTCTGAAATTCCTAGGCTGTCTCCTGAGGGAGAGCTATTTGATTGGAGTAATCTTTGGATGATAGTGGTCATTTTTATGAGTTGTTCATCATTTTTAACTCCTATTTCTAAATATTCTTTTATTAAAGGAACAATCAAGGTAGCATCACCTATATCACTTATTAGTGGTTTTAGTTCAGAAATTAAAGAAGAAATCTGTTTTTCCTTTGTTTTTTGGTTATTATATATCTCTTCTAATATATCCGATACTTTTTTTTGTTTGAAAATTATTTTATCAAAATCACTCATAATTGTTTTTTCTAATAAATATATATATTATTCGAATTTTAATATCCCCGTAGCAGTATAGTCAATATATGATTTTTTAAATAATTTAGATAATATTTTAGATATTTTAGTTATCCTAGATGTTTTAACATCTATTATTTCTCTTATATAAATATATAATGCTTTTTTATTAAAAATAGTCAAGTGATTTCTTTTTCTAAATAATTCAAGAATAGCATCTGCTATTTTAGCATCATTCACATCAGGGAACAAAACATATATATTATCAGAACAATATTTAACAAATTTTTCAATAAAAAAATATAAATTTTCTTTTGAAGGAATATTTTCTACAAATAATTCATCTTGATCTAATTCATCTATAGGAGATGTAACTATTTTTTTCTTATAATTTTTTTGGTTATACAATATTAACCATCTTTTAACAATAGTGCCAAAGTAAGAATAAGCTTTAGGTGGGTTTATTTTAAATAATTTTTCTTTACATTCATTAGATATATTTAAAGAATTTATAAAATCATTTATTTGTTTTTGGTTAACTCTATTTACATTCCCTACATATTCTTCAAAGTTTAAATTATATTGTTCTTTAAATTCTTTAATTATTGTTTTTTTAAATTTATCTTCTATATTTTTTTTATGATCATACAAATGAATTTTAGATAATAAAAATATCATTAATTCATGTTGAAGATTTTCTAAATCCTCTTCCTCAGTATGGTAAAATTTAAATGTATGAATTATATTTTCAGTTAATTTAAAAAAAGGATAATGTATTTTTCTTTCATATATTTTACTTTTTTCAAATGAATCAACAGTATTATTATATTCTATAATAGCATCCTCAGTTTCTTGAGTAAAGTATTTTTTTTTACTAGTAGTTTTTACAATAGGGATTAAACTCATTTTATTTTATTCTAAAGTTATTTAAAATTTCTTGCAATGATTTAATTTGAATAAAAAAGAATCCTATTTCATCATCACTTTTAAAAATACCTTTTTCATCAATTTTTTTTAATTCTTTATCTGCAAATTCTATTGTAGAAGATAATTTAGAAATATAATCTTGTTGAGATATAATAATATCTTCTGCTTTTTCATTTTTTCTTAAAAGATTCCATATTATAAAAAATGAAATAAAAAGCAACAATATTAATACGATTACCACCATATGTTTTTTTAAATAAAAAAGGTTATGAATTAAAAAACCCATAACCTTTATGAATTAATATTTATTAATTATTTAAAAAAATCATCCATTAATTTTCCTAAGCTTTCACTTTTTACACTACTTAAAGCTTTTTGTTTTACTGGTTGACTTTTTTTATCGGATTTTTGATTAAATGTATTAATTTTCTTTTGATTATCCCCGTTTTTTTTAAACTTTGGGAACCATTCTCTTTCAAATTCAATCCGGGCAGCCATAAAATCAGCCTGGTGTATTATTAGAGGTAGAGAACATCTAAGTTTTTGTTCTGGGAGCCATCCTATCAAATAGGGTTTATTAGCTTCATCGAATATACCATCATGGAGTTTAATAGATAGAAATTCATTTTTAGAATATTCAATCCCATGGGTTTGAAGAAGATATAATCCTCTATCTGGTACTGACATGAATTCTAATTTATTATTAAATGTATAATCTTCACCTAATTTTTCTTTCCTCCATTGGTCATTTTGGGGAAGATATGATTCATTATCTTCATCTCCAATCTTTCCCAGATCATGATTTAGAGCAGAAAAAACTAATTCTTCTTCAGAATAATTAGTCTCTACTCCTAGGTCAACCCAAACTTGATTAATTTTTAAAGCTGCTTCTACTACTCTATTAACATGCTCTACATACCCTCCTGGGAAGGCATTATGGTATTCTTTTTTATGAGAAGCTGGCATTAGTATGATTCTATCCTGAAATTTGTTGTAAAATTCTATAAGATTAGATTTTCTGGGTTCTGATATATATGTGTTGATATATTCGGTTAATTTTTCCCAATTTCCTTGAAGTTGTTCAGCTGTAAGATTCATAACTTTAATTTTATTAATTTTTAAATTTTATTTAATTCATTTGGAGATAAATCCTGTGATTCTATCAGACTTTTAATATCAGATAAGGTTTCTTCTGAAGTAGAAAGGTAGGAAAGATATGTTTCTAGTGGTTCTCTTCTTTCTACTATAAATCTTAAAGTTTTCAAGAACCCCTCTAAATGTTCTATTTTATTAATTATTAAATTTCTATTTCTCATATATTATTTATTTTTAAATTTTTCTTCTAACCCTCTCTCTAAATATAGAGAATTAATTTTTTACTTCCAAATTTTCTTTTAAATTGTTCACAACTTCTTCTTTTAGTTCAAAAAGAATTTTACATTTTTCATATTCTTCTAATTTTTCAAAATAAACAAGTGCTCTAGTTAAAAATTTCTCTAATTCTTCTGAAGAAACTGATCTAAGTGTCTCAGCATGAAATTCATCTTTTAAATCCAGAAAACTAATATATTCCCAAGCTCTATAAAAAAGTAAATACTCTCCAGCTTTTTCAATATTTTTTGGGTCTAATTCTTCACTAATAGAAGAAAAAAAATCTATTAATTGTTTTTTATTAGTATAATAATTTCTCATTAATTTTTTAAACATCCCTATTTTTACTAAAGGATGCTCTTTAAACAAATCCACTAATCGTTGTGATTCCTCACTCACCTCAGAATATTCTTCTTTATTTATTGTAAATAAGCTAAATATGTTATCTAAATTCATGATATGCTGTATATAGGTGTATTATATAAACTAATATAAATGTTTTAACAAAACATATATTAAAGTTTTCTATTTATATATAACACTGTATTTTAAGTTTTCTAGATTGGATTCGAACCAATATTTTAATAAAAATTAATATTTTGCTCTATTAAATTACTAGAAAAAACCACCTTTAGGTAGCAGGATCTTTATTATTTTGAATATCTAATTCCTAATGTTTTAATAGTAGATTTAGCTTTATCTAAATCCACTCTAAAAAATTCTCTTCTTGAATTTTCTCTATATTTGTCTAAACATTTATGAACTTCATATTCTAACATCTCACCATCAAAACATTTAAAAGCCCAAATAACTTCAAAGGGCATAGCTACTCCTGTTCCTCTACTAACTTCTTTTACTCTAACATCAAGATCTTCGTTCGTATATCCTATTTTATATAAATCAGGAATAGAAGGATTAGACATTATATAAACCCAAGAGTTTCCATCACCTTCTCTATCCAAATATTCTGTTTTTTTCTTAGCTGTATAGTAAGTTACGTCTTCCCAACCCTCCCATCCTGGTTTGGTATTAGGAGTTAATGTATAATAAACAGCCTCTCTTTCTGCAAAATCATCTTTGCATTTAATATATTGAATAGCTTCTTCTTCGGTAATTTGTTTTATCATATTTAAAAATATGAAAAAATCTAAGAAAAAACACTATTGTTGAGTATTCTCTTCCTCTTTAAAGAAATTAGTAATAAATTTACCAGTAACTCCTAATACAAAAGCAGCAGCAATAATGATTTTTACCTCTTGAGCAGTAAAGATCTCTTTCATTTTATCATATTCTACCAATGCTCCTGCAGTCACAAAAGTCCCAGTTGCCAAAATAGCATCACCCATTTTTCTCCATTTTTTTGGAGTTGGTTTCCAATAATTGTTTATTAAATGTTTCATAATTATAAATATTTAATTTCTAAACAATTTTAAAATCTTTATAGGAATATTATCATAATCATTATACCACTTATCAGAAAATTTTGTATATATTCTAGCATTATCATAATTAGGTAACACCCCATTTCTATCTATTTTAAGATAACTATAAAAAAATAAACAACAATTTGCTTTCCGTATATATTCTTCAACATTTATTGGAAGTTTATATTTTTTTATTTTGATAACAGCACGTTGCTCACAATCCAATTCCAACTCCCTACATATATCCAGAATTTTATATATTTTATTTCTATTTACTTTTTTATTATTAATCCACTTATAATACAAATCAGTATCTTCGGTTATATACTTTCTCCAAACATCAGATTTTTCACTCCATTGGTCCATATGACATGATTCATGAATTAAAACAGAAAGCCAATTATTAATAGATTTATAAGTAGCGGTAGCTAAAACACCTGGATTATTATTATATCTAGTTTGAAAAAAACCACTAAGAATAGAATTATTAGATGAGATTAAAAATTTATCATTAGTTAATTGGAGATTAATTTTAAGTTTTTTAGCTTTATATTTAATAGATCTAATGAACCTTTGAATATTTTCTAAGTCATCAAATGTGTAGATTCTATCCATGGTTTTGTTTATACATATTTTCTATAGAAAACCCACAAACTAACATATAAGTATATATTTTGTCGATAGTAAAATTTTATTTTTTTCGTTGATTTAATGTTTTTTAATTTTTTTCTAAAATCCCTATAGTGAACTTTCAATTTAATCGTGGTTGGATATAAAGATATACAATCGATGGGGTATGGGTATTGGGTGTGTGAATATAAATCGAATTCCTTCTCTACCACTGCCGTCCCCCGTATGGACGGCGGCTCGCGTGGTAGCATATCACGACTTACCCCGGTACCATATACGGCCGTATGCCCCCACTAGTACTAGGGGGATTCCTGTTTTGAAAAAACGCGTTGTGAAAAGAAACGCGTGTTAAAGAACGCGTGAAAATTTCCCGACACGTTTTTTAACACATGTCGGGAATTAATTCACTAAATTACCTTATTTAGGTTTATTAAAATTTACAGACATGCCCTCATATTTAAGTAAAGAATTACAAATATATTTTTGAATTTGAATTGCATTGCTACAATTATTAACACTGTTTATTATCAGTTGTTTATCAGTATCTTTTATTCCTTTACTATTCACAAATTCAGTTACAAATGTTTTCATTTGACTAACATTATTCATTCTAAATACATTTGAAGCAATTTGTTCAAAAACAGATTTAATTTGAATTTTCATAACCTTGATTTTTAAGTTGTTAATTAATTATTTAATCTTATAATGTAAACATACGATTTAGTTTTTAACTAACATCGACTTGCCTCTTTACCACTGATATGTAATTATTTAAAAGTTCATCATACATTGGTTTGTTTATTGGTTTTAGTTTATTTAACCATATAATTACTTCCTTAGGTTGTTTGGTACCATTTTTAATACCCATTATACCACCTTTTATTTTTCTTACTATTGTGTCTTCCATGTGTTTAACCTTTAAGTATTACTCTTACACCCGGTTTATTTATTGTTTTGAGATAATCACTTGCTGCTTTTTCGGTTCTAAACCAATTGAAACAACTTACAATATCACTACCCCCATCTTGGGTATGGTTTATACAGTACCACTTTACTCCCTTTGGACATGTTTGTGTTTCTAATATTATTTTCATATGTTTTAATTTTATAATATAAACATACAAATTTATTTTTAATTATCTTCGACTAACCTATTTACCTACCCCCCCCCCCTTAGTCTGCTTTCCTGGGGGAGGGTTGTGTTCAATTTATTTACTCCGCTTTATTTTCTATTGATGCTTTACCTGTACCTTTAGGACGACCTCTTTTAATTTCAATTCCCGCTGCACGTTTTGCTTCAAGTGCATTTAACTTAGCTTGACGGGCTGATTCTGGGTCTACATGTCTACCTCTACCATCTACACCCATTGCTCTATTTTCTGCTTGTTTTTGTAAGCGGATTTGTCTTGGGCTGTTTGGATCTACTTTACGACCACGTGTTTCGATTTTTACCCCTGTTGTTTGTGCTGCTTGATTTTCCATAACCTTGATTTTTAAATTGTTTGTATTACGTTTTTATTTGTTGTAAACATACGATTTTTTATTTAATATACCTCGATATGCTTTTATTCCATAATCGTTTATAACCACTATTCTTTACCATGGTGAGGAATAAACACCATATGTTATAGAATTGTAAATTGATACTACTATCAAAGTTGTTATAGCTGTAATAACAATTATTGCACCTAAATTAATTTTATTTGTTTTCATGACTTTTATTTTTTATATTTAATTTAAACAAACTACAATGAATTCTAATAATTCACTTGTAAATATTTCCCCCTGGTAAGACCATGAGTATTGGTTTTGCTCTTGACTATTCATAACATTTATTTATTTAATTATTTAAGTTAAACATACGATTTTATTTTTAACTAACATCGACATTCTCTAGTTCCACAACATACCAAATACTATCACATATTGGTACTGGTATTATTCCTTTTACTTTGGAATAACGATAAGAAGGACCACTGATTTGTTTTAGTCTTATTAATTTGTATTTGGGGATTATTTCCATTACTTCAAAGCAGGATGCTTCAATTTCTGAAAATTGAGATAGTGGGTTGAGGTCAAATATTATGTCTCCCACTGTTAGGTTGTAGGCTGGGGTTGGGTTTACTTTCATAACCTTGATTTTTAAATTTATAATATAAACATACGAATAATGTTTATTAAATCAACGACTAACCTAATTTAGTACTTTTAGAGAACGGTAGCCGTTCATCCCTGAACAGCTTTTTTAAAAGGCAAAGAAAATTTCAGGTTAAAATAAACCAGTTTTTTTCTTTAATAAATAATTTCCACTTATTTTATACTGTTCGTGCTTCAGTTGTCATTGTATGTGAATTTAACTTTTCCTCTTCAAACGTTGCGGCAACTACTAGGTACTTCGTTTAATTCCGTTATACATATGTGGTTTTTCAAGAAAATTCATGAAAGTATATATTTTTTCGAGGAGAAGGGGGGAAGGTCGCAAAAAAAAGATTATGATCCCCAAACCTCCCAACCCCCCACCATTCCACTTTATGTCACATACCATTTACCCACATTTATATTCAACTACATTGTATTATAACGCGTGTTCATCCTTTACATACATTCCTTCACCCTTACATTTTCTCGCATTATACTACATTTGAATTAAATCTATTGCATATTCTCCTGTTCCCTTACCATTATACATTATTTCACAGTTAGGGTCCATTCCCGATTCCATCACATATTCCATTAATTTTGTTAATGTTGGGAACATTGCATTGTTGTAGTTACAGTTTAGTGAGTACATGTTATTTATTTTATTTTATTATTATGGGTTAAACATACGATCTGGATATTATTATTCATCGATATTCCTTCTTTCTTGTTTGTTTTTTTCTATTAAGCTTCTTTAGACCATTTTGGGTGAAGATAGTACTTGGATCTCTTTAGATATATAATTTGATATTCATCATTATCATCTATTTGAATATAACCTTTCTTAACTAGAGAAGAAAGCACTCCACGAAGTCTCATTGTTGGTAAATTTATTATATTACCTATGTCTGTAGCGGACACATCTGAGAATCCAGGTTCGGCATATAATTCATTAATAAGTGCTTGAAGGGTTTCTTTTTCAAAAATGGTTAAATTTTCATTTTCTATAAGTTGATTAGTTTCCATATTTTTTGTATTAAATTTATTTTATTATTATAGAAAAAATTTGTTATCGTACAAATTCAATAAAACGTATTCACATTCGGGTTTTATCCTAACCGGGCTAACACCGGTGATGCCACTGCCTTTTATAGCAGTCTTGCAGTCTAACTATTTCAGAGGATAATACACCTCACCTGCTGTGTAGTCAGGACAGGATTCGAACCTGCATTGCCATAGTGTTACCACTTACACCACCTAACTATTTTATATTATTAATTTATTAAGTTAAACATACGAAATATTATTTTATAAACATCGATATTCCTTTTTATTTTAATTTGGGTTGCTATTTTGTATTTGTTCGTAGTATTCTATTTGGTTCCACCCCATTATTTGTCCTGTTGGTAGTTCAATTTGATTTGTTTTCATAACCTTTATTTTTTAATTTTATACTTTAAACATACGATTTATTAATTAAGTAACAACGATTAATTTTTAGATTCTTCTATTTCATAATCAAAGTCATCACTGTGCTCATCTATAGTTTCATAATCGGTATTCTCTACTTCTCCACTTATAACCTTATCAAGTGCTTCTTCTTCAGAGTTTGCTTCTACTTCATAGGTCCAAACAGCAAATACTGTTTTTATTTCCTTTACAGTGAATTTTTTCATAACCTTTATTTTTTAATTTTATACTATACTTTAAACATACGATTTATTAGTTAAGTAACAACGATTAATCACTACTATCGACATTATAAACATATAAAAAAGTTTCTAATCCATCAGTTATATGAATTGAAGTTTTGCTATAACACCGGCCTAATTCTTTATTATTAATGGTTCCGGGAATGTAAAAATCTCTAAATTTGCGATGGGCTTCAAAATAATTTTTATTCCATCCATTCATGATCCCCATATTGATAACTTGATTGTTTACAGGTATTCCATGTTGTTCTAATATTTCTCTAATTTTCATAACCTTTATTTATTAATTTATTGAGTTAAACATACGAAACTTTATATATTAAGCAACGACTAACTTTTTTTAAATTAATCAAAATAAAATACTTCACGTTGCCATACACCGTTTACTCTAATTTCTACTTGGTAATCACCGTCATATGCTCTATTTTCTCTGTGTGTGAGCCATACTCTAACATTACCTTCTTCAATTTTTAAGTAATCACCACTGTGTGATTGTTCAATGGTATCCATGTCTTGCAGTTCGCGTTTTGTGAATGTGTACATAACCTTTATTTTTTAATTTTATACTTTAAACATACGATTTGTTATTTATATAACAACGACTAATCTTTATCTACTCTTTACCTCTGATACTCGTTCTGTACCTGAATTAATCATTGCTATAACGCCTCCCCATTCGCCTGCGTCTGCTTCCCATTCAATGTCGTGTTTTGGGTGTTTAAATTGCCAATTACTTAATGCAAATTTACCTCCATCCATTTTGAAGTCACCATTACTATCTTTTTTAAATGTTATGTAATGGATGTTATCACACATACAAGATACTGTTGTAAATATCACTTCACGAGCATCTTTTTTTACTGTTAGTTTTGGTGGATTTAACCTTAGTTCTTGATATTTGCTTAATTTATTCATAACCTTTATTTTTTAATTTATTTAAACATACGAATTACTAATCTATAAACATCGACTTGCTTTTATAACCCTCTTAATTTTAAGATTTTTAAGTATAATTCAACATTGAATGATTGCCTTACACTGTTTTCACTTTTTTTAGTCCAAAAATCAATAGCTGATTGTAAACTGAATTGGGTTTTCATGTTGTTTTGTTTTTAAATTTATAATATAAACATACGAAACTTTAATCTATAAATATCGACTAACTTAATCTTCAATATCCTCATTTTTATTGATATTCAACATTTGTTCTTCAATACACCATAAATCATCATCCGATAATAAATCAACAATGTCTGTTTTCCCCCATAATACTTTATGGATTTCAAATTCTGGAGGTGTTGCTGGGTAACCGGGGTCGCCATTTGAATAAGTCCATACACCTGGGTCTCCCGGAATGTATTTACCTTCTACTTCTACTTCAATTTCGATTTGAATTTTAATTGTTGTTCCCATAACCTTTATTTTTTAATTTGAAGCTAGGGTAGGACTCGAACCTACCATAACCATTACTATTTCTAGTAACTAGCTTGACCTAGTGGGGGTAATTAATTAACTTTTAAACTTTACATTTGTTATGAAAGTATCTTTATTTATTTTATTAATGTAAACATACGAGATTTTACTTAATAAACATCGACTATTCTTCATCTTTATCTTCATCTACTCTATATTTGAAACTACCAGAAACTTCATCTTCTGCCAATCCACATTCTATTACTTCTGATTCTCCCCTATGTACTTTTTCTAATGCTTCTTCTTCTGAGTTTGCTTTCACTTCATGGAAGTATACTGCCAATATAGGTCTTGTTTCTGTTACAATGTAATTTTTCATAACTTTATTTTTTAATTTATTGAGTTAAACATACGAAATACAATTTAGTAAACATCGACTAACTTTATTTACAAACTTAATTCAAATCAGGGTCTACTTCATCAGAGAAATTTTCATAGTATGAATCCATTAAATCAGCAGCACCCTCTTTTGTAATAGGAACATACCCTCCAGGAACTTCAAAGTTTTTTACAGATTCTACAGGATTTTTAATAAATTCTTTAAGTTCATCAACATCAATGTAAGTATAAATAGAATCTTCTCTAATATCCCATTCGAATTTTCTTAATTTTTCTTTAGTTTCTGAATCGATGTCATCGGTTTCCCAAGTTAACAGTATTTCTGAACTATCACTATAGTCACGATCTGCATCACCTAGATTGTATACAATATTTCCTTCACTATCAATTGTTGTTTCTTCTGTTAAGATTTTTTGTAATTCTTCTTTGATGATTTTTTTTAAATCTGATTTTTTCATGGTTTTGGTTTTTAATTTATTGAGTTAAACATACGAAACTTTAATCTATAAACATCGACTAACTTTATTTAACTTTATACATTGTTTTTAACTTCATCATATCTTTATCTGTAATTTGTTCTCTTGCAGCATCATCTATTAGTTTTTCTACATCAATACCTAGTTCTTTCATTTGTGCTTTGAACTTTTTGTATCCTTGATATCCACCTTCAACGTCTATTCCTAGAAATTTAACATTTACTACATCACAGAAATCTAAATCGACATCTATTTTTCCTTCTTTGTTTTCAAACACATACGCTTGATGTACTAGAGTTGCTTCAATAGCACCATTGTTTCCTACTTTAATATCATGTTCAAATGATACCATTAATGTTTTGCTTGTGATTTTCATAACCTTGATTTTTTAATTATTAATTAATTTATTGAGTTAAACATACGAAATTTTATACTATAAACAAAGACTAACTTTATTTAACAACTTTCACAAATGAAAAATTGATCATTTGATTTGTTAGAATTTAGTAATTCTTCTAATTCGTCTTTAGCTCGCTCAGTGATAGCTCTACTCATTCCCCCTATATGAAATTCTATTGTTTCGTTCATTCCTATAGGTCTATATTCTTTCCAGTCATATATAGTAAATATATCTCCTGTTTTTGTTTCGCAACTATAGTCTATATTTACTTTATCACTACCATCGTTTTGAAAACATTGTGGTTCACCCAACACTTTAATGAGTTCTGCTAGTGTTGTTTCAATTGTTGTGTCGTGGAAACTAGTTCCATATGCTGATTTGGTTGTTAATTTTGCCATGTTATTTAATTTTATAAGTTAAACATACGAAATACTATTCTATAAACATCGACTAATTCTCTATTAAGTAACTAAGTATTTGTTGATAAGCATCGTGTTCGTCCCAACCTCTATTAGTATAGAATGCTATTAATTCTTTAGGTGTTTGACATGAAT